TACAACAATCAACCGAATCCGATTTACGAAACCTTCGAGTTCTTTCCAGTGCAAGGCAATAACGAAGAAAACAAAAAATTCTTTAGTGCGACTCCTTCCGGAAAACTCGAAATCGGTGTAATGAATCCGGAAGCTGCAAAGAAATTTGAAGTAGGGATATCATATTATCTTGATTTCACTCCGGCAGAATAACTCCAAATTGATCCTCAAAGGGAGGTGAGAAGAAATATGGGAAAACCAACTGCCGAACAATTAGCAAAGATCAATCAACTTGCTAAGACACCGCTGACTGAGGATCAGGTTTATGTGTTTAATGCAAAGTTGATTGGCGATAAGCCCATACCAATGCGTTTCCAGCGAGTAACGCCTAACTTCTTACGGAAGATGGCGGAGGATGCAAAGGCTGGTGTATCGCTGATGCTTGACCATTCATGGGCAAACTTTGGTATTTTGGCGATGCCTTATGGTCGAACATTCGATGCCATACTTAAACAAGATGGCGATGAATTGGCATTGTACGCAGACCATTACATCGTTCGCGGGCAAACCTTAAACGGTGTGGCAACGGATGACATCATTTCAGCCATTGACTCAGGCACGTTGTTCGACACTTCTGTTGGGTATATCCCAACGAAAAACATTTGCTCAATCGACGGGTTTGACTATTTCGGCGGAAAGTGTTTGCATTATCGCGGTTGTGAGTATGACGGCGAGATATGCAGCGTCGAACAAGATGACGGCCGGCTTATGGAAAACTCACTTGTATTCGATGGGGCCTATCCCGGCGCTGGCGTTGTCGCTGCTAGTCAGAAACAAGCCAAAGAAGGCAACGGAAAAGCATGGGTATCAACGCAAGATGAGGAGGCGGCAAAAAACGCTGAACGCATCTTTTGTTCTTATAGCCAAAAAACTGGGCTGCATGAATTTGTGCAACAAAAGCCCGAAGGAGATGAAAGTACATTGGAAAACAAGCAAACGCCACAACAAATGGCAAACGACCAAGCCTTGCAACAAGCACAGGCAGCACTCAGCACCGCGACAGGGTTGCTAGGACAAATTCGAACCACTCTTGGTGTATCGGCAGATGGCGATATTATCACAAAAATCACGGTACTCAGCGAACAAGCGCAAGTCGGTGAGAAGTACAAGGTAAAGGTAACGGAAGAAGCCTGCGGCGCAGGTGTCCGAGCATTGGGTGAAGCTTTCAACGTGGACGCGATGAAACTTTCGCTTTCCAATCTGCCGGTTACGGAAATCGAGAAGATTCGCGATTCGTATGAAGCGCAAGCTAAAGCGATACTTGGCAACGGCGGTCGTCAAACCGTTGGCGGTGACGTTGAGCTGCCCGCCGGCGCATCGGCTGGCGCAGCTCCTGCAAATCCTCAAGCCGCAGGCGGACAACCAACACCTGAACAACTGCAAGCAAAAGCAAAAGAGGATGCTCGTGCCGCACTCAATCGAACTGGCAACGGCCACCTCGTTAAGGAGGCTAAATAACTATGAATGGATCGACTTATAACAGCATGCCCGGTCCGGGCGCGACGACATCGCAGTTGTTTAAAGAAGTTCTTGCTTCAACAGACCTCCAGGCTAAATTGCCCGGAGGTGTTTTATTGGCGCAAGGTTTCGGTGTTGTAGTTAAAGGTCGGGTACTCGGCAAAATCACAGCATCCGGCAAATATGCACCTTATGCTTCTACGACATTGACGGCAGATGCTGCTTCATCTGCAACATCTCTTGTTGTGGCTGATTCATCGGCGTTTGTTGTCGGTGATACGATCAAAGTTGGTTCTGAATCTGCCGCGATTGCGATCAGTGCAATTCCAGACGCAACGCATATCACACTTGCTTCCGGTTTGGTAGGTGCACAAACCAACGGTGCAGCAGTTATTACCCAAGACGGTCGCCAAACGGCTGTTTGTATCTTGGATAACGATGCAGATACCACGAATATTGATGTGGGCGCATCGGCATGGATTGCAGGAATTTTCGATACTTCGAAACTGGCAGGGGTTGATAGCGGGGCTAAGACCGCGTTGAAACTCTGCTATTTCGCCTAATAAAAGGGGGTATAACCAGCCATGGCTAATGTATTGGACCCGTATTTCCTTACGGAAGTTGTCCGTAACATTCGGACGGATAGTAATCAATTCAGGGGCGCGCAACTCTTAACGGGCGGCGTGGACCTGAAAACGGAACTCGGCCTGACGATCGAATACGATGTGACCTATGACGAAACAGGCATGACACCGCCGACCGGTTTGAATGACCCGTCGCCAGTTCGTGAAAAGCCGGTCGTCAAGCATATGTCCTTCACGAACCAAGAGTGGAGGGAGAAGAAAATCATCGACCGCGAGAAAATCGCTAAGCTTCGTGCTCCGGGCAATAGCCTTGAGCAAATGTGGGGCGAGGAGTATATGGTTGAGTGTATGGTCGAACTGAACCAACGTTTGGAGACTCGGTTCGAATGGCAACGATTCACGGCATTGTCTGGATCTCTCATTGTCCCAGCGACGAAAAACAAACCGTCCTACACTATCGATTATGGTGTACCTTCCGCTAACAAGCCGACTGCTGCCACACTTTGGAGCGATACAGCAAACGCAGACCCGCTGACGGATATCGACGGCTGGAAGCTAAAATTCCGGGGAACTGGAGCGCGACCGGTTCGGGTGGTTGTTAACCAAAAAGTGGATAACTACCTGAAGCAAAATGCGAAAATTCGCGACTTACTGAAAACGACTTATGGCCGAGATGTTCTCGCGGCGGACTCTTTGCGCCAAGTCATGGCAGCCCAACTGGACGGGCTTGCTTACGAAGTTTACGATGGCGGATATCTCGATGACTCCGGAACATTCTCGCCGTTCATCCCGGACAATGCATGCCTGATTCTTGGTGAAGGTATGACGGGAACCATCATGGATCTCGTTACGTCTCCGGATAACTACGAGGACATTTTCAAGGGACAACCAGGCAAGTTTGCCTTGAGCAAAATGATCGAAGGTGATCCTGTCCAATGGCAAGCTATTAATGGCGCGATTGTGCTGCCGCGCCTCAAACACGTCAACTGGCACGTATTCGCTACTGTAGCTTAAGGGGGGTTAACCAATGACTACAGTAAAGGTATTGCATGATGCTGTTGGTGAATATAACGCGGGGGACATCGTAAAAGATGCCCCTCACGGACTTGTTCATATGGCGAAAGTAGGGACAACAAACGCTGCGACCGGTCAGCGGATTGCCGAACTCGTAGATGACGACGGCGATGACAAAGAAGAATTGAAGCAACTTAAAGCTCGAGCAAAGGAACTGAAAGTCGATGGTTACGGTAAATTGACAGTCGATGCGTTGAAAGAAGCCATTGCCGATGCTGAAAATGCAGCTGAGTTGAAAGAGCTCCAATCCAAAGCCGCTGAATTGGGAATCGTCGATGCGGAAAAGCTGAGCAGCGATGAACTGGTGACGGAAATCGCATTGGCGGAGCGAATGAAGGAACTACACCAAAAGGCTGACGAACTGCAAATTGCAGACTTCGATAAGCTTAGCCCTGATGAGCTGGTTGCCGCAATCGAAGCTGCCGGTGGTGGTAAAGGTGCCGAATAAGATTCTAACCGGAACAACGTATTACTCTGAAATTCAGGGGCGTCTCGGAGTGGATGCAATTACATTGCCGAATGCCGATATAGACGCCCGCTCAGTATTGCCGATCGCCGAAGCAAGAATTATCGCCAGCGTTCCGGAATATCAATCGCTCTCCGGTGATGATGGCGATTATTTGTATACGGCTGCCATCTGTATGGTTGCGGCTGTTCTTGCTCCATCGATGTCGGCGAGAATCGCCAAAAGCAAGAAAGACTATGATTTCCAGATTGAAAATGGTCAGGTAGATTGGAAAAGCCGGTCGATACAGCTGGTGGATGAGGCGTATTCGTTTATTAACTTAATCTCGACACAAACCGTTGCAGAATTACCGCAAATGGGTGTAGCAGGTCCGACAAGGGCTAAAGCTCCAATTGCCAATCCAACCATTGTCGACGGCGACACAATCCTGTTTAACGATTGAGGTGAGGGCGAATGTTTAGCGAGTTCTCACATCGCCACAAGGACTGTTTGGTCGATGGTACTGCTGAAAAGTTTATTCTTTCGAGGGATAGCCGATCAACATCAATCATCGCAAGAGAATTCCTTAACAACGGATTGTTCGCACCGACATCGATCGTGCAGACCGGATCGTTAATCGATGCGGGTGGCACATACTTCGTCCAAACGTTGCGCTCGACTACCGAAGAAGACAAATCTTGCACACTCATTAAAACCAATACTATGGTTGAAGTGCAGCGATATGAACAAACTTACGACAGCAACGACAATCCGACTGGTGAAGCATTCGTTACCGTTCAGTCCAATGTCAAAGGCTACACTCAGTACGTCACAGCTCATTTGCGGCAGATGGATATAGGACTATTGCCGACGACGGCATATGTCCTTATCTTGCAGTCGAATGTGGATGTGAAGAGGCCTCAGGATCCGTCATTGCTCAAACCAGATCGGATCATTCTGAATGGCCGCACGTACCAAGTAGATGTCGTCGATGACGTGAAGGTTTCGGGATTACTCCAAATTCAACTGTCCGAGGATGTCCGATGATTACGGATGCTATATCTGGTTATGACTCCACCCGAGCAAGCGTTGCGCTTGAAAAGGCACTCGAAACTGAAATCCGTGGATTGATCGCTCTTGTGCTACAGACAGCCAAGTCAAATGTACGCTATTATCCAGAAGTCAGGAATTATTTGCAGGGACAGCTTTTTGTTGTCGCAAACAAGATGATTTCTGGCGAAGTGACCGCTGATTATTGGCAAGCATGGCTTGAACAGTTCGGTAAAGGCTCTCTGATGGCTGGACCCGATCAAAACCCGGGTCTAATGCTATATTTCAATTCCGATGCATGGAACCGTCTGCGTTCTCGTAGTAGTCGTGTCGTAGTTGGACGTCCGAGAGGGAGTTACCGCAGTATTGACGGAAAAGTCCGTACATCTGGCGGTAGTTATGCCGGCGTTGATTTGGAAGAATTGGCAGCTCGCGGCGATATCGATAAGAAATTCGCGCCTACACCGCCGACATTTTTCTTACGAGTGGCACTGCAGTCGAATCGCAACCGAATTCTGCAAGGATTGGCGCGGGTGATCGAAGAATTTCCATATCACAAATATTTCGTACGGGGGTGATGAGGTTTGAGTTTACAACTGATTGACTCCATCTATAACACGTTGAAACATGACGGGGAATTCATGGCGCTATTGGGGCTCACACCTGCATCTCCTTCGGCGAATGTTGCTGCCAAACTGGTACGTGGTGCGGAAGCTGAATCGGTCATAACAGGAACGAGTTGCCCAATGGTTCTGATGTACATTAAGCCAGGTCGATTCAGCCACAACCCGTTAGTCTTCGAAGGGAGGTTTTGTTTGGACTTCTACGGAAAGTCATCGTATCAGGCAAAGCAACTGGCAGAGAGGGCATTTATGCTCTTCCATGACAAGCGGATCACTGATACAACCTTCCATTCTTTTCTCTGCGTGTTGGCCTATGACGATGACTTTTCAACTGGTATCACTGGCGTAAAGGGGTATGAATCCATTTACGATGTCGATTACCTTCGGATGAATTGAGGTGAAATATCATGTCTGATCCTGAACAAGTCGAAGGAGAACAATCCGAAAAACCTGTCCTGAGTGATCGAGAAAAGCTGGAGCAAGAGAAAATTGGACTGGCAAAGAAACTCGGTATTTGGGATAAGTTTGAGCCGGTAGATAACTTCCGGGAGACTCCGGACTATGCGCGAATTCAAGAAATCAACGCCAAGCTTCTATTCTTAGTCTACTAGGAAAAAATAAGGAGGTCGTACATTCATGGAACCTTTAGTTTTTGATGGGGTTGGTACAGTATTCGCGATCAATCCTGACGGCACGTTGAAATATGTGGATCTGAAAGTGAACAAGGTTACGGCCCAGATGCAGTTCAACTGGCAGAACGTTATGGGCGGCGATTCTGGTTATGCCTTTCATTACACAGCTCAAGACCTGCAGGATAAAGTAAGTATTGAAGTACCTCGCTTCTCGCCAGCGCTCGCCGAATTGTCTCAAGGTGCGGCAACGACGAGCGGTTCAGTGACCTTCGATGAGAACGAAGAGGGAATTCTTGCTCCGACTACTGGGTATACCTTACTCAAAGGAACTACCATCGTCGCATCCAGTGAATCGGTTTACTTGAAGGATTCGAGTGGAATTCTAACGCCGCTGACAAGAGTGGCAAGCGCTCCGATGGCTACCGAGTATGCCATTGATGTTTCCGGTGTCATCACTTCAGCCGTAGCCAATGACAACAAAACGATTGTAGTCGTATATAAATGGACGAAAACAAACGGCACTACAACCGGGTTCACAGGAACACGGAAGCCGAAGCCGTTCAAATTCGTCCATCGTTTCACTCTTCGTGATGATCGTGATGGTAGCGATGTGGACTGCCAGTTCACGATTTACAAGGCACTCGGCGGCGGAACGCTCGATGTTACACAGGAGCGGAAAAAGCCGTCCGTAATGGCAATAAACCTGGAGATCATGGAACCGGATTTAACCGCTGACAATCCGAACAAATACGCTGCGGAGCTAAAATTTGGCATTTAATTTTATTCGTCCCCTGCCCCTACCACAGGGCAGGGAATTTTTACGCTAACCTTTAAAAAACGAGGATTACCCCTTCCACCCGAACAACACCCGTCCCAACGTTGGTAATTCTAAGTCGGAAGGTTCCAGGAGGAAGAATGAAAGGTAGTACGATAATGCGGGTTCCCGTCACAGTAACACTGTTAGTTACTGGTAGTCCGGTCACAGCATTTACGAATTGATACCGAACAATAGGGGTGGTTGAGCTGCCAGCCGCTCGGCGTTGAGAGACGATCACTTCACCTGTGTTTACGAGTTGGGTGACCCGAAAAGACCGGGTAACGACCGACGTCCCCGGGAAAATGTTAGGGAACAAAAACGTGATAAGTTGGCGAATTGTGGTCGTACTCCGTTTGATTGCCAATCTAAGGGAACCTTTCATGGTTTCACCTCCCGTCCACTCGGTATAGAATAAGATATGTATAGCTTTTTATTTGGTTTAGACTTGTGATAAAGATAGTGTTTTGTTCTTCTGGATCGTTTGTTAAAGGTTAGCTTAAAAAGTCCCCACCTTGTCAAAAGCCTCCACCAGTAGATGGGGGCTCTTATTTTAAGGAGGAAATTATTGTGGATGAAAAGAAACAAGAGGATAAAACGCTAGATCAATCATTAAATATCGGTACTGAAATCCGTTTGTATGAAGGATGCATCAAACATGTGAAAATTGGAAGCATTAAGCTGATTCGTGAAATCCGACAGCTCATGAAAGACATTCGATATAAATTCTCATTCTGTATTGGTCGCGGCGAGGTCGTTCTGGCCGGGGAAACAATTAATTTTGATGCTTACGAAAACACCTATCGAATAGCCTTTGATAAGGTGCTGTTCGAGGGTTTGTCGAACGAAGAATTCGAAGATATCGACGAATCAGGTATAAAGGAGTTGGACACGCTCCTAGATCGATTTCTTTAATGAATCTATGCCGTCTGACGAATCGGATTACGACGAGGAGGACGAAGGCGACAACACAGAAACAAACTGGCTTGATATGTGGGCGCTATGCGTGAGCAACGGCATAGCCGACAGTGAATGGGAGAATGTGACGATTCCGAAAGTACGTGCTCTCATGAAGGCAAAGAACAAACATCAAGAGTTCGAAGTTGTTCTTCACGGCGGGGAAATTAAGAACAAAAAAGCGAGGAAAGCCAGGTACCTGTCTGATCTTGGGTATTTCCCAAAATAATTGACGCACTTAGACGGAAACGTTGGGTGCGTCTTTTTTTGCATTTATGCCGAAAAATCCGAAGCGAGTACGTATTAAATTAGATTTACAATAAAGCTAGGTTAAAATCGGACAATTCAGAGACTCGTGGAGTCTCTATTTTTATTTATAGGTAAGGAAAAGTTTCCTGCGCGTTGATAAGGGGTGAAATAACCATGGCGGATGAATTAAATAAAGATGTGGTTGGAGCTCGAATCAATCTTGATACGAGCAAGATGCAATCAGCTTTTAAAGTCATTGATGATGGTGTGAAGCAAAACGCACAATCATTCAAAACATTAAATGCCGAACTTGCCTTGACAGAAAAGAGCTATATGACGATGGCGGCGGCAGCAGACAAAATCGCATTGACAGCCGACGAGCGCAGAAAAAAGATAATGGCGGAATCCGATGCCTTAGTCAAACAGAGGACCGCACAAGCAGATTTACTTACTGCGAAAAAGATTCAACTCGACACGACAAATCAAGTGATCGATGCCAAGCTGCAGGCTCAGAAGGCAATTGTGAAAAAGCATGAGGATGCCATAGAACAACAAGAACAGCAGCATTTAGAAAAAATGGCCATACTATCACAAAAGACTATAAATACCGAGGCTCAAGAAAATCTGCTTAGTGCTCAGTATGACCGCCAATTACAATTAATGAAAAATTCTGATGAGAAAATGGAAATGGAAGCGGAGCGCCATCAATTAAGAATGGCTCAATTAGCCCGAAATGATGAAAAATTAGAACTTAATCAAAGCGGAAATTCTATTGGATCACGCTTTTTAAACGAATCTGGACGATATGCTGTAGGCACTCTGGCGGGAGTGACTACGTTTGCAATTTTAGATCAACTGTCGAATATTCCACAAATTGTCGGTGATGTATCGGCGTCTATGACCAAGCTCAAACAGGTGCTAGAGATTGCTCCGGCTTATGAGCATAGCCCGCAAAAGCTTGCCGATGACCTGAAGCAATTACAACAAGTCGCTGGGGTGATGTCTCAGGCGTATGGCGTTGATTTTTCAGTCGTTCTCGATACTATGTCTCAAGCGGGACGTAAGTTTAAAGACGTTTCAGATATCGTCATAGCAACGGATTCAGCCTTACAATTAACAGCAGTGGACAGTGTAAATGCTTCGAAAAGTATTGGCGCGATGGAAGCTATTATGTCGCAATTTGGCCTTACAACAACACAAGCGCGTCAAGCTTTGTTCGAAATTACTGCCGCTGCTCATGAGTTTCAAACAACGGGCTCTGATTTAACAGACGCTATTATGCGTTCTGGTGCGTCGTTTGCGACAATGAAGATGAATACGGCAGAATCCATTGCCGCTATTGCTACACTGTCTCAAATGACCGCACAAGATGGCTCTACCATCGGTAACGCATGGAAATCCATCGAAAACAGCTTGGGCAGCGAGAAAGCGGCCAAAGCTCTAAAACAGCTTGGAATCGAAGTATACGATGCCAATGGCAACTTAAAAGACAGTGTAAAAATCCTTCAAGACATACAAGCGGTATGGCCTAAATTAAGTGATGCCGCCAAACAACACTATGCAACCGTTATTTCAGGTGGCAAGTACCAATATGGTCGTTTGGAAGCCTTTTTGAACGATTATGGAAACACATATCAAAAGGCACTTGATGCCATCAAAAAAGCAAATGAACAACAGCAGCAGGAACTTGTTAAAAGTGCAATGGAGTCGATTCCAAAGCAATTTGATGCAACCAAAGCCTCATTCCAGGTCATGGCAAATACCATGGCTACACAAGTAACCCCTGCATTGATTGCGCTATTGGTAGAAATTCGCAAAATGGATGACGGGATTATCAATAATATTTCATCCATTGACAAAATGATTAAGATTGGTCTTACCTTAGCGGAAGCTTATGCCGTTTGGAAGGTAGGAGCTTTAGCTTATAGTGGTGCGGTAAAAGTCGTTAGTAATGCTGTTGAAAATTTTAATGAACGTCTGGAAATTGCCGATGCGAATTCAGCCGGAACCATCGGTGCATTCGAGAACATGGGTAAGGCGGCTTTGGGTATGGCTGGAGCAGTTGCCCAATCAGTAGCAAAGATGGCTCTACTTTATGCAACAACCGTAGCCATCAACAGTTTAATCGAACGCATTAATAATCCCGAACAATTCAAAATCGATGACCTGCAAAATCGACTTCATGATTTGCAAAATTTAAAACAAGCGGGAACGGGTACGTGGGATCAAATAAAACAAGGTGTATCCAATGGATTAAACTTGTACGGCGATGCCACCAAAAATCTTTTCACACTCCATTTTGGTGCAGCATGGCAAGATATCAAAAATGGCGTAACTGTAGACCCGATGAAAGACCAAAATGCTATTCAAGAACAAATCCAAACCATTCAAAAACAACTTGATGATGCCAAAGAAAAAAAATCCGCTGAAGATCAAGCGGAGATGGATAAGGCGTTAAAACAAGAAGAGGACTTACTTAAAAAATATACGGATGCAGCAGGTAAGATTGCACCACCAGGAGGCAGCGGCGATAGTAACACAGACACATCATTTAATAATTTCTTGAACGGAGGATCCTTTAAATTACCACTAGATGCCATCGATAACCAAGCACAGCAAGCACAACAAATCGTTGATTCTTCCAGCAATGCAATAAGCCTGTTTAACGCAAAATTAGCTGCAACAGGAGATACGGCAGATACTACAGCGCAGAAAATCGCATTATTTAACGATCAACAAGCGAAACTGCATCAAGCAAATGATATGCTTCGAACAGCCGTATCCGAATTAAACGGCAAACAAGCATTGCTCAATGATTTGGTATCAAAAGGTGTCATTACGTCTGATGAATATAATTCATCCAGCCAAGAGGTACAAAGCCGGATAAAAAGCTTAACGAATGAAATTAACCAAAACTCGGTGGCGTGGTTTAACGATGCTGCTTCCATAAAAGCGGCACAACAGCAGGAATTACAGAATTCTTTCGATTTCTCCGAAAAATGGATTTCCCATCAAAAAGCCATCGGACAATTGAACGAACAGCAAGAATATGAAGCTGACCTTCGAGTACAAGCTAGATATAAAGAAGGAACAGATCTTCGAATGCAAGCTGATGAAAAAGTTTACGCAGCAAAACAAGCTTACATGCAGTCTGAGCAACAAGCACTTGATGACTTGATGACCAAAGAAAAGGCTTATCTCGAACAATCCAAGCAAGCCGAACTTGATAAAATCGATCAGGCCAAGCAAGCATATGTCGATGCTCAGGATACAAAAATAAAAGCGCTTGACGACCTAATGCAAGCCGAAGATCAAGCGAATTCAGATCAAGACTATGCAACGCAATTAAAATCGAAGCAGGATCGCCTGGCAGTTCTTCAATCTGCTGTCGGTCCGGATGGAATTAAAGAGCGCAAACAAGTCATCAAGGATATCGCTGATATGGAGCAAAAGCATCAACAAGACCTTACCAAACGGGCACAAGAAGCTGAGAAACAACGTTTGGAAGATGACAAAGCAGCCAAAGAAAAGGAATTCGACCAACAGAAAGCAGATGTTGAAAATCATTATAAGGATCTACTCAGCGTTTTCGACAACTTCAAAAACGATGAGGCTGGTCGAGCAGAAGCACTAAAAAACATCCAAATTCAGAAGGAACAAGAGAAAAATAATACTATTCTTTCTAACTTGGATACGTTTATTGCACAGTATAAATCGAAAATGTCCGTCATTTCTGGATTGTCCCAAAGCCAAGAGCAAATCGACCTGAATACTTACAATACAAATAAAGATCTGTATGACCAAGCTAAAGCTCGCGGTGACACGGCGACAATGGCTCAATTACAAGCAGCCAACAATGCAATCCGGAGTAAATACGGCATCACGGAAGATACAGGGAAACTCCAGCATTTCGCCGATGGAGGCATCGTTCAAGGAATAAGAAGCCAACCCGTTCCTGTGGTTGCTCATGCTGGAGAAATGTTTCTGAACGAAGGACAGCAGTCGAATTTATTCAAACTGCTGAACTTTGCAATACCCAAAATCAATTTCTCCATGCCCAGTTTTTCGATGGCTTCTGGCTCCAATCAATCCGTTGTAAATCATAACTACTATACCGTCTCAACAGGTGATGTGAATCTGACCGACAATGCAGACATCCGTACTTTTTGGAGCGAAAGAGACGGGATGGTACGGAGAATCCAAACTAGGACGGGGGCGAAGGAACAATGATCGAGGCCTATATCAATGGCGTATCGTTCTCTTCGCTTGGGTTGGGGCTTATCAAGAGGGATATCCCTGTCCTACCCGATACACGAGACTATACGCTACAGATCGTCGGGAAGGATGGAGAGGTTGATTTTGGAGCTGATTACGCGCCGCGGATTATCAATCACGAATGCGTACTCATGGCAGATGATCCGACGACGGATTATCAAGCCAAAGTAGCCGCTCTTGCTTCGATCTTTGATATGCGGAAAGGAAATGTAACACTCACTTATTCCGATCGGCCAAACAGAAACTATACAGCCAGATACGCTGGAACGCTTCCGATTCAAAAAATCATTTTCGACGGGAATGTAACAATCCCCATGAAGATGTTTGATCCGTTCCCGGAGAGTGACGAAAGACTACTGGAAACAACTATCTCTACATCACCGCAAGTATTGAGCATTGTGTCAGACGGTGATGTCAGGGCTGATCCTGTCATTACCTTAACCAACATCGGCTCCACAACCATTAATAGTTTTACGATTAAAAATGAAATCCAAATTGAATAGGAGGATTCATCATGAACGTTAGCAACTTTCTTGCAACATCATTACTCAACCAGGTATTCAGAGATACCGCCTACACCCAACCAACGTCTGTTTACATCGCACTCTATACTAGCGACCCTACCGCGGCGGATACAGGCACAGAAGTTACAGGTGGATCTTATGCACGTCAAGCAGTTGCTTTCGGAGCTCCTGCCATAGTTGGCGGCAAACAAACAATTAAAAACTCAGTAGATATACCATTTCCTGTAGCTTCAGCTGATTGGGGGAATGTGACGCACATCGGCATTCGAGATGATGCTTCAGCTGGAAATCTTTTATATTACGGTCCGCTAACTGCCGCTCGATCTATCTTGTCTGGAGATAGGTATAATCAACTCGCAAATTCACTAACGCTATCGTTGAGCTAAAGGGGGGGGATTTAATTGACTCAAATCAAGATGTATCAGGCAAAAACAAACAGTCCGATGACGGAACTGTCGTCTGCGATTGATAATGTTCAAACTACTATCCCAGTTTCCGATGCTTCCGCGTTACCTCCCGCCCCTAATTTAGCGACGATTGGAACAACGGATACCGCAGAAACTATCTTATATGCAGGAATTAGCGGAAATGATCTAACTGGTGTTACCCGTGGATTTCAAGGTACAGCATTATCTTGGGGGACAGGTACCAAGATTGCGCGATATTACACCTCTTACGATCATGACACTTTCAAAGCAAATATCGAAGAAATTACGGGGAGTCCAGCCTCTACCCCTATATCCCTCACCAACGGCCAGCAAATCCTCACCGCTACAAAAGCAGGGATGCTACGCAACTTTAAGGTGTTAGGGCGGACACTGGTTAACTTATTGGGTAGGGACGGGAACTGCGAGGACACGAGTAAGTGGTCTACAGATGCAGGCGTCTCTTTTGCACTAGACTCTAATAACCAAAAATATGGGACAAACTCATTTAAAATAACGCTATCTTCCGTAACAACTGGGGCCGTGTATCAACAATTCACGTACAAAGCCAATAAATACTATCTAGCAGTAGCAGACGTTAAGAACGGAAATGCAACAAATGTGTATATCAGAAATAACGGAGTAAATGGAAATGCAATTACCGCTACGAGTTATGGCATTTCTTACTTTACCCACACTGATACCGTGGACTTTACAGATTATGTTGTTATTTCCGTAGTAGGTAGTGCAACAGGGCAATATGCGTATGTTGATGGTGTTCGCATTTATGAAATCACATCATCGGAGAAGACCTATATTGACGGACTCTCCGTTTCTGCCGCACAAACCTATATTGCGTCCAAGTACCCCTACGTAGACAGCGTACAGCACCTAAGCGGGTTGTATATGATTCGCTCCGGCGAAAACTTGTTTAGCGATTCTACGCAATGGAGTTTGCGTTCAAATTCGGTAGCCTCCGCATCTTACACATGGTACACGCCAGCAGGGGGCAATGGGGACTTCTCCAACATTGACTTTACCGTTGTTCCGAACACGGATTACACGATTACCGCAGACCTGACAAATGCGAGCCACGGTGTATACACGACAGACTTCGGTACTGCCATTCAAGCGTATACAGCAAGTGGTTCATTCACATTCAACAGCGGTAACAATACGAAATTAAGCTACCTGATGAAGTCTGCCAACACAGCTTCCGATTCGAGTATTGTGGATATGCGGGCCAATATCGGAGACACCGACAAAGGATTCCAGCCACGCAACGACGACATGATGGTATTCCCGGTACCCATTGCATCGAACTATGACCAATCCGTAACCGACCTGATTTACCATGATGGACAAAAGTATGTAAAGGAAAGCTGCTTCAAGGATATGGTGCTGGATGGGTCGCTTACGTGGTCATATGGTGGTACGGGCACAGGATGGAAGTATGTAACGCTTGGAGCCATCCCCAATTCAGTTACTCATTCACAGACATTAGTCAAGTACGACGGTAAAATCATAGGCGAAACTGCTCCTATGACAGCCGGAGATCAGTCAGACTTACAATCGGGTGGAAATTTCTATGTTGCTATTTCCTCCGCAGACAGCGGTTGGGGCGACTCGTACACGCCGACAGCGGATGAGATTAAGGCGTGTGTAGCCTATGGGTGGAAAATGTATGACGGTGGGGCAGGATTATACACGTCAGGGACAAAGCACTGGATTGCAATTGACGAGTGGGGATATGGAACCTCAACAGATCAAACAACAGTTCCAGCAACATATGCGCCCATCGTAGGCGCAAAAGAATGGCAACCCTACAAACTCACCTACCAACTCGCAACGCCAACCTATGACGACCTAACAGGCATCATGGAGGGCGAAATCAACCTACTTGAAGGCGCAAATCAAATCGAAATCGGCGCGGGGATGATTTTGCGGGAGAAAGTGAGTCCGCATAATGATGGTAACAACGTAACAATAAATAATACCACATATACAGACTCACTCTTGAAATACAGAACTAGCAAATTCATGACCATTTACCGTAGTGGTAGAGATGATAAATCTTGGTCTATCTTAAATAGAGCAGGTACATATAGTTACGGATTACAAGACGCGGTGGAATCGCCTGATAAATTTGACCCAACCGCCACCTACGAAACAACCTACCAAGCACTCGACCAATACCAGCTCACATCATCTCCCGTTACCATCACAGGGGAATACGACACCAACATCAAGACGGTGCAGGACAGGATGAGCCAAACGCTGGCGGACTACGGCGAGCGGTTAAGCGTGGCGATGATGCTGGCGCAACGGAAGTACCATAAGCCGGATATGAGCCTCAAGGACATGACGTACTATGTGGATGGGACGAATGGTAGCGATAGCGGGGACGGGAGTGCAAGCAAGCCGTTTAAGACGATTGGTAAATTTACGTCTCTGTACAACAACACTATCGTAAACCATACGATCACAGTCAATATAGCTGCGGGGACATATAACGAGGACGTTATCATTTCAGGAATTATGGGGTCCGGTTGGATTTACCTCAGTGGAGCAACAACGCTATCGGGTGCTGCGAGTTACCAAGTCAAGTCCATATCCATTAAGAGCAATTCTGTATCGAAGGTTTCCGTTTCCGGGGTTCAAATTACGGGCGCTGAACCCACGAATAATGCGGGCATTTTTATATTTAGCAATTCAGAATACACCGCGTTTTCCTTTGTTGAAAACAATTTCAATGACGCAACAAAGATAGGCTTCCGTTTTCAGTCGGGCGCTAAAGGCGATCTGTATCAGTGTGATGTTAGCAACAAGCAATACGCTGTCTACTCCGAGTATGACTCGACCGTTTTCGTTTCAAACTGTACAGGCGGCACCAACACTAATGGTATGTACGCTGCTACGTCATCGGTCATTAGTTATTCGGGAACCTATCCGACTGCAACCAACGCAGCGAACAACATAACGACGAATTTCGGAGGAAGGATTGACCCTGCAAGTGGGGTTGTTGGCGCTTGGGGAGACAGTACGACGGCGAATCGAAGCTTTGTTCATGCGGGCCATACAGTTTCACAATCTTTAGCAAGTGGGGTAACTACTAAGATTAATTTTACGACACTATCGTCAGATCAGAAATCGGAATGGGCGTCAAATAAATTTACTGCTTCGCAAACTGGCATATACCAAGTCAACGTACAGATTGAGTTTTCAACCGTTCCTAATGGTGCAGAGCTATATGTGTACTTGTATAAAAATGGTTTAAATACGATAGCTATTGCCCATGCACGACCGGCCGAACCAACGTCATCGTGGGGAACAGCGATTGGATCGAGCTTGTTGTACCTTAGTGCAGGGGACTATATGGAAATTTATGCAAACCAAAATAGCGGCGGCAGCCTGAGTACAAACGGCGATGGTTCACATTCATACTTCAATATTACAAAAGTTGCTTAAAGGAGGAACTAACCTTGGATATCGTACAAGCCATTTTGCACCTTTACCCCTCCGTCAGTCCACTAGTGGACTTCATCGTCCAAGACGATAGCGACGGCAAAGGCCCATACATCGCCGCATGGAACGTCAAAGATGCGAGCGGCATCGACGTACCGCAGCCCACCGACGCCGACCTACAAGCTGCATGGGATGCCATGCAGCCCAGCGCGGCCGACCTTCTGGCAGCGGCGCAGGCGGCGAAGAAGCAGGATCTTAGCGATGCCATCGCTGCCAAGATTACGGCGGGATATGCGTATCCTACGGCGATTGCCAGCACCGGGAAAACGTACACATTCGCAACGACGCTACCGGACCAGCAGAACATGATAGCCGCCCGCGTGTGGTCGAACGAAAACCCGACGCAGCCGGTAGGCTATCGGATATCCGGCACCATCGGACGCGTGACGTTTACACGCGACGAATTCGTCGCCGTATCAACAAATGTGTTCGACCGGGTTAACTTTTATCTCGATCAAGCCGATGTATGGATACCGCAGATTTATGCTGCAGACGCGACGGCGGATAGTGTGAATGCAATCGTCATTACGATTGCCGATCCGTCATGAATACCGGCGACCTGATATTCGTTAGTGGTATTGACTGGATTTCGAGAGCGATCCGTTTCGTCACGAAAAGCAAATACAGTCATGTTGCGATTTACATCGGCAATGGGAAAGTCATGGAAGCGCAAGGTTTCCGCAAAGTCGGATTCCGTGAGCTTTCCTATTACTCTGGACGGTATGATATCGTGCCGTTACCGCGATCCGTCACGCACGAACAGCTATGCGCTGGCATGCATTGGCTGATGCTCCAGCGCGGCAGGCCGTACAGTTATTGGTCGGACTTTGTGATTCTGCTTCGTTGCATCGGCATCCGCCTTCCGTGGCATGAAGGAATAGCAATCATCTGCTCCCGTCTAGGACGGGATTTTTTGTTTCGTTGTGGACTCAAGATTCCGGATGAAAATATGAGCCCCGAAGATTTATGGGAATGGGAAGAGAGGGAGGCGCATGTTTAATCGCGGTGCTTTCAATCGAACTGGGTTTAATCAACTATACACAATTTATGTCTATGCCAGCGCTACATTGGAAGGCGCTGGCGAATTAACAGCTTTCGGACAAATGGAGTTTAATCCGATTCTATCGTTCGATGGATACGGAGAATTAACTGCAGCGGCCATATGCGATATATTTTTCTCCGCAGTGTTTGATGGGGTGGGTGAAATAGTCGCTAATCCCACTATCGACAGGTACGGTAATGCTGTTCTTGACGGGTTAGGAGAACTCATTGCGAACGGCAGTCGTTTCCATGTCGATTTCATTCAGATTGACGGAACATTTGCGCCCGGCGACAAGATTGTGATTGATGCAAAGAAGATGACCATTACCCAAAATGGAGTCAATATCTTGTCTCAAATGTCTGGAGACTTTTTCGAGCTAAACAACGGAACGAATTCCATTCTTTACACGGATACTGCATCCGGAAGGTCTATTCTGCTTCGTTTCACACATCGCGATAAATACCTGTATTGAGGGTGAAGTAGTTTGAAATATCTAAACACGTTCGATAAGAACTTAGTTCGCACCGGTATTCTTATTGATGCATCGGATGTTAATCGCCAAAGGCGGCTTAATTCGGATTATATACTTCAATTCACCTTGCCAATGACCAGCGATGACTACGGTAAAGTGGAAATCAAGGGCCACGTTCAAGACGAGCGCGGTCAATATTACGTAGTCAATGATCGATCACGTAAACGAGACGGATTAAAGCGTTTGGTTCAGTTTGATTGCATGCACGTTATGTTTAAGCTTGCAGATTTCAAGTTTCCTTATGCTTCCTATATTGAAGAAGGATATGGTGTAAATATCGTTACATTGCTTGATTCCATTTCCGCCGCAACGTCAGGAAAATTTTCCTTCGCTGTTGATGACACATTTGATCTTATGGACGTCAAGGATTTTGGGCAAGGGAACTGTCTGCAAGCATTAAACTTTATCATCGAAAAATGGGCGTGTGAAATAGAACCAGACAACTTTGTCATCCACATTAAGAAACAGATTGGAATGGATCGCGGCTTCCAAGCACGCATTAAAAAGAATATCATCAACATTAACTTTAAGGATAGCTCTCGTGCCCTTGTAACGCGTATGTTCGCTCAGATGAAAGATGGCTTGTCGTTTATCGGTCTACCTGCATCTAACCTCACTAGCGAAGAATATGACCTGCTGAATGCCGTTCCGGGAGCTATTGTTGATGGCATCATTAAGGTCAACTACTTAATATCGCCATATGCTGCCTTTTGGTCTAATACAACCAACACCTATTTTGATGGAGAAATCATCAAGAATGATATCGAAGATCAGCTCGAGCTTCTGAACGAAACTCGCAAGGCATTGCACGAGCAGGAAGTGCCTGCGATTGAAGTTCCGGTTGATGTCGCTGACCTTTATTCAATCGACAACACAGAACCACAGGTATACTTGGGCGATACAATCAAGATTTTCGACCCCGACCTTCAAGTAAACGGTATTACAGCTAGAACAATCGAAATTCAAGAATATCCATTCGACCGTAGCAAACAACCGAGTATCCAACTTGCGAATTATTTTTTACGCGACTATCAAGACATCATAGCAGACTTAAATCAATCCAAATCTATCGTTGATCGAATAGTCAGCGGCGGAAAAGTGCTTACTTCCGTATTCGAGAACTTCGCCGCGCAAGCGATCTACGATATCAACAACTCTAAGACGGAATTAATCTATCCTCTAGAAGGCGGTATTCTCGCTCAAGATAAGAATAACCCATTGCGTCAGGTTAGATTAACCGCAACTGGGATAGGAGTATCAACTGATGGATGGAAAACAGTAGACGCTGCCATTACAGCGGATGGTATTCTTGCGCCAAAGGTAGTCGGTGTTCTCGGACAATTTGCGCAACTTCGAGCCAACCAAATCATCCTAGGAGCCGGTGGAGAACAGATAAGTGACAGCCTATTAGCAAGCGCAACAAATTGGAATGGAAAAACAACTCTTCTTACTCCAGATGGGGTATATACAGGAACGCTTCATGCAAATCAAATCATCGTGGGAGGTGGAACGATCGATGATTCCCTTCTTACCAGTGCAGCAAATTGGAATGGAAAGACAACACTAATAAACTCCCAAGGCATTTATACCGGGCAAGTAACTACAGATCAATTAATAGCGGGGACGGCGAAGATTACAACCGCTTTGATTGAAAGTCTAGTTGTAGGTGGCAACGTAACCATGGGACCAAGTGCAACAATCTCATGGGGTAACGTAACCAGCAAACCTTTCATTCCACAAAATGCGGCAGATGTAGGGGCGTTGGCAACAAACGCACCGCAATTAACTTATATAGGACCTACAGGAATATATACAGGTACTTTAACTGTTAACCAAATCCTTGTAGGTACTTTGACCGGATTCACATTAATCGGCTCCAATATTAAAACAGCTGCGAGTGGATCAAGGCTCGAAATAAACAGTTCTGGATTTATATCATATAATTCTTCTAACCAATTGGAAGGAGTAAATATTACTAGCGGGAACTTCTCATTTCTTGATTTTTATTACCAAGGGCAATACAGAGGAGGATTAGGACAATCTGGAGGGGTTATTCAATTAACATCGAGTATAGGACCGATCATTATTCAAGCTGGATCAGGACAAACGACTATTTTTCGAAGTGCGATTGATTTTAGCCAAGCATCAAGCGTGTTTGGATTAACAACATCTGCAACTGCGGGATTAGAGTCAAGATTAGCGGCATTGGAGGCAGATGTTTTGAATTTGAAGAATAAAGCATTTATTCTCTCTTATCGATCTGGCGGTTCCGTCTTCTTCAATAGCGTTAATGTTGCCGGTGTAGATAGTTTTGTTGATGCAAGCTAATACAAAATGAGACTTCCCTTTCATTGGTAATCATGTATAATGGAATCAAATACCAATGAAGGGGATGCTTTCATGAAAAAATTTCTTCTAGGTCTTTTAGTAGGTATGGGACTTATGTTAACTGGAGCTGTTTATGCTGACGATATAAACACTGACGTACAATCGTTAATCGGGCAAACTGTGCAAGGAACATTTCCAGTTCAAGTAAATGGAACCCAAATTCAAAATGCGATTGTAGTCAATAACACATCATATTTACCTGCTCGCATGATAGCGGAGATATTCAACTCCGACGTTTCTTTTATTGACAATCAAGTCATTGTAAAAGCTAAGGACGGTGCTGCCGTGAATGCTAATAAATTGGCCCAATGGCAAAAAGATAAAGACGCCAATCAAAAAGTAGTCGATGATTTAAGAGCAAAAGCAAAAGCCGAAGAAGACGCTCTAAAACAAAAACAAGCTGAAGGCGCTGCTGCTGCAAAGCAACTAGAAGATGATAACAATAAACGTATTCAAGAAGCACAACAGCAACAGCAACAAACACAAACAACGAAATAACCGTAGCGAGTTAGTATTATTCCCAAGATATAATAATAAAAGGACATCCTTGAATTGCGAGGGTGTCTATTTTATTTTGGGAAGGGTGTCATTAAACTTATGCTGACTTTTATAAGAAAAGCATGGCATATGTATTGGATTAGATACCACAATGAATGCAGACACCATCATTTCAAAATGAGAGATCAACATTTAGATGTATTGAGACGAATGGAAGATGAAGGTAAAATAAACTCCATGTAGAATGATTAAGTGGAGGTGGGCGAATGGAACTCGATTCAAAACAGAAGGTATTGCTGGCTATATTTGCTGAATATCAAAAGGATTTGCCGAATATGGATAGCATCACGAGTGTAAGCCTTGGTTTAGAACAAGATGTGTTTAAAGTCGCTGTGGAAAAGCTTATTAACGAAGGAATGGTTAGGGACGTTACAATACAACATGGTGGAAATGACACAGTTCCACTTTATGTAAATCTCCGGTACTGCAAGATGACAAGTTACGGAATACAATATGTTGAAAAGAAATTGGAATTGGATCAAACCTTATCTGGAGAACAGAAGGTTAAAAAGATGGTGGAAAAAACAACCAAATGGGGATGGGATCAATTTAAGGATTTCGGAGCCAGAGTAATTGCAGAAATGTTAAAGCAGTAATTAGTACAATACACTCCAACAAATTAATCCGTAGTAAATATATACCAGTATCATGATACGATTCAAAGTGAAGGACATTACCTTTAAAGGGTGATGTCCTATTTTATTTCGAAGGGCGGTAAATAATATTGGGAGCGAATGAATGTGACCAGATAAATCGCCACATCGAAGAATTAGATAAACAAATAGTGCGATTAACCTGTAAGGGGTGGGTAGAAGGATGGGATTCGTATACGTCCTTAATGCAGGCGAAGTCAACTGCTCTACTAGCCTTGGCAATGTGTAACCAGAATAAATAACAAGTGCTGGAGGCCATACAAACATGTGGACGTTTTTGAGAAAAGCATGGCACATGTATTGGATTCGATATCACAACGAATGCAGGCATCATCACTTCAAAATGAGGGATAAGCATTGGCATACGGTTTTAAGAATGGAGGAAAAAAAGGAACAAGGCGCCACTTCATAAGTAAGAGATGTCTATTTCTCACCAAAAAAGGAGATTGTTAATCATGCAATATATCCCTACAGCAGATATCAAAATTGATTTAACAAAAGCTCAAAGTGAAATCCAGCAGCTTATATTGATGGTTTCGCTTTCTCAACCTAACCAGTATGAGTTCTTTAAGGATCTGGATCTTTGGATGGGTGAATCAATGGCTAAGATCGAGGAAGGGGTGAAGAAGGTAAATGAGGAAAATAAAGAATCGACAAATCCAGAGGGGCAACCGTGACAATTGAACATCTGATTTTAGAAAGATCTCGCACCGAACCAATCGGTGCTATTTTTATGCCCAAAGGGGGCGGAAAGGGGCTGCGCGTGAACGAAGAAAATGAAATTTTGCAACGGCTAACGAGAGTGGAAACGAAATTGGATCTTATGATTAATGCCCGTGACCTCGCCCAAGAAGCGCTGCAGTCCACAAAAGCCGCCCACAAGCGGCTTGATCGAATCGACAAAATTATCTTTTGGGCGGGTACGACGGTCATTGGCGCGGTCATAGTAGGTGCCGTGGCGCTAGTCATGAAAACAAAATGAGGAGGCGTTTCGATTGTCGAAAGGTTTTGATTGCGCTTCGCCGCTAACAGCAGAGACTGCGGCGGCGTTTAAGGCAAACGGATACGAATTCGTGATTCGATATCTTGTACCAACTCGGTATGCAAAGGCGCTTACGAAGGACGAGGCCGACATCATCCAAGCGGCAGGGCTCAAGATCGTATCAATTTATGAAACTACTGCGAACCGTTCGCTTGATGGCCATGCTGCAGGTCTGGAAGATGGGGCGACAGCAGCGCAGTGTGCCGCGGCAGTTGGACAACCAGAGGGCACATGCATTTATTTCAACGCCGCGGATTTTGACCCTAATGCAGATCAGATTCCGACAATCATTGATTACATCCATGGTTGTAACGAGGCAACGCCATCTTATTCTACTGGGGACTACGGCCCATACAATGTTGTCACGGCAGTTAAGAACGCTGGTGCTGCAAGTCACGGCTTTCAAACCTATGCATGGAGCAGTGGCAAGCGCGCTGACTGCCAGATTTACCAGTGGCAAAACGGCGATCAGTACGACGAAGACGAAAGCTTCGGATGTGAGGGATGGTGGGGAACGGAGCCGGCCTCGCTGCCGGCAACGGTTGCGACTAAGCTCGATCCAGGCGTCGCTCTGACGTGGATCAACACATGGGGAATACCAAGTTGGAACGCTGCGATTGCTGCTGTTGATAAGGAGCAAGCTGATTATATCCACTGGCTCTGCAATATGCTGCGCGAAGCATCTGGCTTACCACTGGAATGA